TCGCCAGGCTTGATCAGGTAGTTCAGGCCGATGCGCAGCAGGTCATCGTCGGCGCTGGTGTCGTCCGGGATCTCTTCGACCCAGGTGGTGCTGAACGCCTGCGCGTAGATCGCCATTGCGTCGCGCTGCGCCATGCCCTTCATCACCGAGCGGATCGCGCCAGGCGTGAGCGGCTGAATGGCCAGCCCCAGCTTGTGGTTGGCCAGCGCGAGCTTGTTGTCCTCGATCAGCTGGTACACACCCACGTCTCGCGCCAGAACGGGGCCGCCCATGCGGCCATCGTTCTCAGCGAGGGAGCGCTGTGCACTCAGCACCTCGAAGTTGCCTGTGAGGCGGAAGCGCCGGCGGCTGATGCGGGTCGACTCGGTCACCTTGTCGAAGGTCACCCAGGCGGCCGGCACCGTGCGCACCCAGCCGAAAAGTTCGTCGTCGAGCTGGGCGCCGTAGCTCTCGATCGTCAGGCCGGCGTAGGGCCGGCTGACGGCGCGCAGGCGCGCCAGCATGGCCCGCTCGATCTGCTGGATGGGGCTGGTCACAGCACCCCCGGCAGGTCGCCGAACATCCGCTCGCCGGTGCGCACGGCCGTGGCGCCGCCGGTGGGCGCGGGGCCGCCGCTTCCGGCGAGCCGCAGATCGCCCAACAGGATGTCGCCCTTCGCAACGCCTTCCAGGAAGCGCACCGCGTCCTTGTAGCGGTTGCGGATCTCTTCGGTGGGCATGATCTCGGTGCCGGTGGCGTGATAGCGGGCCACGTCGACCACGACACGCACCAGCGCCTTCGGCGTGACGGCAGGTTGCCCATCCGAGCCGACGAGGGGCAGCAGATAGCGGCGCCCCACATGCCCATTGACCTCGTCCTCGGCCTCGGCGAGCAGGCGTGCCAGCTCGACCAGGTCGGACGACCCGGTCTTAGCACGATCGCTGATCGCGACGGCTTCCCGCTCGCCCAGGCGGGCGATCAGGTCTTGAGGCGTGGCGTAGGGCATGCGGGTACGCCTTACTCTGCAGCCTTGGCCGCTTTGGCGGGCTGAACGACCTGCGGGCCGATTTCGAGCGCCTGCGCTTCGGTCAGTTCGACCGTGTCGCCGGGGACGTAGTCCTCGTTGTCCAGCGACAGGTTGCTGATCACATCGAAGGTGGCGGTGGTGCCGGGCTCGGCGGCGGTCTTGCGATTGCGGGTTGCCATCGTCGTGCCTCCTTACGCCACGGCGTTCTGGAAGAAGCAGCCGACCTCCTGGAAGGGCACCAGCTCCTTGACGTGCTCGCCGACGCGCACCGTTTCACCGCCTTCGAGGCCGATGTTCGGATTGACGATCGTGCCCGACACCATGTCGCCCCACTGTGCTGTGAAACCGAAGGTCGGCAGGCCGCCCTTGGTGTCGCGCACAGACTTGTCGATGCGCATGAACGCCGCATGCTTGCCCCACAGACGTGCGTATGCGGCCGTCTGGCCCTTCTTGGCCGTGTTGGCGAAGGACTCGCCCACGTACAGCTCGTCCAACTCCAGCAGGTCTGCGACAGCCTTGCGCTGGATCACACCAGCTGCAGCGGCGCCGCCCATGCCGCGATCAGCATTGAGCACCGCGGCGACCACCTTCGGATGCATGCGCAGCTTGGTCCACACAGCCCGACCCACGGTACCGACGTTCGGGCGTACCAGCATCGAGTCGAACATGGTCAGGATGGCGCTCACGGGATCGCTGTTGGCGTAGTCGCTCCACTGGCTGGTACCGGCGAGCGTCGTGCGGAGAGCGGCCGCGTACGTGTTGAGGTTGAAGTACAGGTCCGCCACTCGCTTCTCGCGGGCCATCTTCACCAGCAGCGCCGTGCGCTCGGCCGCAGCGTCGCGCGGGTCGTAGTTGGTGCCCTCGGCGTTCTTGATGTCCTTGTTCGGCACCAGATCGTCGAGGCCGTAGTCCTCGGTGGAGTCGGTGACGTCGATGCCGCCGAACTCGACGACGTTCGGCGCGCCGGTGCGGCCGACGCGGACATCGGGAATGGTGAAGACTTCGTCCGTCGAGAACTTCGTGTAGATGAACTTCTCGGACGGCACCGGGATACGCGGGCAGACGTCGTCGGCGATGAAGCCCGTGGGCTTGATGCCCATCGCAATCTGCGTGAGACGCGGCTGGACTGTGAACGGAGCGGTGTTGGTGCTCATTGGATTCCTTCAGTTGAAAACGCGGATCAGCCCTGCATCACGCTCGGTGCGATCCAGAGGGAGCCGATGTCGCCGAGGACGCCCGCGACCTCGGCGATGCCGATGACGCGCACGTTGGAGCCCGCTGCCGGCGCGGCCACGATGGCGCGGCCGATGGCGTCGCTGGTGAGCGGGTCGCCGGCGGCCACGTTGCCGCCGTACTCGACTTCGCCGATGCCGTGGCGCACGCCGTCGACGCGGTCGCCCGCCACGGCCGCAGCGATGCGCCCCGTGACGCCGACCAACTTGTCGGTGGCGGCCGCGCCAACCAGGATGCCGCCGTCGGCCGCACCGAACTTGAAGATGCGGTAGGCGGGGATGGCGCCTTCGGCGCTGTAGTTCTTGCTGAACAGTTCGTTGCGCATCGCGCTCACTCCTTGTCGGTGCCGGCCTGGACGGCGTCGATCGCCTGGCCCATGCTGATGTGCTGGCCCTTGGCGGCCAGGCGGTTGCGGTAGTCGGCCGCACGGTCGGAGACCTGGCGGTTGGTCATCGCCTTGTCGGTACGGCCCTTGCCGGCGACCTCGCCAAAGCTCACGATTTCCGGCAGGGCCTGCAGCTGCTCGCGCAGCACCTCGTGCAGGGGGCGCGCGGCCTCGCCGTCACCGAAGCTCACGCATGCGGAGTCAACCGGCGTGGCAAGGTGGTCCAGCGAGGCCACGAGCACTTCTTTGGCACCAGCAGGCCAGCGAGCCTGGGTGATCAGCGTGTCGGCGAAGCTCACATGCTCCGCGTGGCGCTTGTCCGCCTGGCGCGTGCGCTCGGCGTCCTGCAGCGTCTGGATCTGCTTCTTGGCAGCTTCCAGCTCGGTCTGCAGCTGTTCGGGGGTCTTCGGTGTGGCCATGTGCTCCTGTTGAGTGGCGGATGGGGATTCGGCAAAGGAGGCGCTGCCGAAGGGGCGCAGGGAATCGTCTTGCTCACCAGCACGCTGACTGGCCTCCCGGAGGCTCTCGATATCCCAATCGGGCAAGACGCGGTCGGCGGCTTCCTGCCCCTCTTTGCTGATGAGCCAGTCGCGCAGACCACGGAACATCCGAGCGATGCCCATGCCGCTGTAGGCCGGCAGATCGCCGAAGCTGATCTCGCAGGTCACGAACTCGCTACCGTCATCGGAGAAGCTGGCGGTGCGCAGTCCCTTGACGGCTGGCGCCATCGCGCCGAGGCACCCGATGTCGCGGAGGTAGTACTGGCCCGGCGTCGGACTGTTGGGGCTGCTCGGCGTGTAGAACCGCGCGGAAATCTTCTTGAAGCGGCCTTTGCGGTGCAGCTCGGCAAAGTCCGCGTCGACCTGCTGGGCGTCGGCCGTGAGCGCACCGTCCGCAAAGCTCAGTCCAGCCGCCCATGCGTAGGCGGGCGCATCGTGCTTGGGGTGCCCGACAACGAACGGCGCCTCGTGCAGCGCGGGGTCATAGCGCTCGGCGATGCCCCGGAGGTCGGCTTCCGTGAAAGACACTTCGGTGCCTTCCATGCTGGTGACCGTACCCGGCTTGAAAATCTGAATCGATGCCATGCCGGCGACTGTGCCGGCCGGTGGCTTACCTGCGCAGAGTGACGCGCGTCACGTCATCGCGGCGGCGATGCAAGCCCGTTGCGGGCGATGGCTCGGTTGTAGAAACGCTGCGACTCTTCGACGATGTCTCGCAGATCTCGCGGCGTCATTCGCAGCGCGTTGCGCGCCGGGATCTTGCTGCCAGGGTGCTTGACCTGGCGCACCACGATGCCCCCGAACGACAGAGCGCGCTTATTCCGGGCCCGGATCACATGCGGCTTGGTCTGACCGCCGAGGAACTGGATCGCGGCGTAGATCTTGTTGGTGCCGACCGAGGCTGTGTTGGAGTCCGACTGCCGGACCATCGACGAGGCGAGCTGGCCGGAGCGCTGCAGGATCTTCCCCGGCCAGGTGCCTTCCTTGGCTCGGGCCAGCTTGGTGCCGGGATGCAGATCGACCCACGCGGGGCGCCCCTGCTGCTCGAAGTTGTCCTCGACGGCGCGCATCATGATCCCGGCCACCGAACGCATGAGCGGCCGCTTGTCGGCCATCTGGTTCGCGGCGCGCTGCATCGCGGCGATGACTGGCTTGTATTCGATGCCGAACTGGATCACCGGGTCTTCGCCTTCCGCTCGAAGTTCTGCACGCGCGCGCCGCCAGGCTGTGCCTGCAGGTCGAGGGTGTAGATCGCATCGGGCTCATCCAGAACCAGCCAGCGGTCATCGAGATCCGTCGCCAGCACGCCGCGCTCGAGCACGTCGGGGATGCGACGGTAGTCATCCAGACCAAGCCTGGTCCTGGCGAGCTGCTGCCGCTTGACCAGCTCAGCGCCCAAGGTAACCACGGCGCCGTCGAGATCCAACTCGGCCTGGCGCGCGGGGGCCGCGATGCCGACCGGGAAGCTGCCCTCGGGCGCCTTGGCCTGGACGAACCGCTCAAAGGCTGGCCCTTGCACGGCCGTCTCGACGTAGCGCTTGGACAGCTGCACGTCGTTCGCTGCCAGCGACGGCTGCCAGGTCGCGGCCGCCGGGTTGTTGTTGAAACCTGCGTCCGGCTGGAACTTTCCACCAGGTAGCGCCTTGTCGCTGTAGCGCGTGACGCTCGCGCTGCCGCCCGAGCGCAGTGGAACCTGAACCTCCTGCAGCTTTCCTTCTGTGCTGTCGACCTGCAGCTTGCGCCGGGTGATGTCGGTCTTCGAGAAGTTGCGCACGCGGCACCGGCAGTTGAAGCCGCACGGCGGGTAGAAGGTCTTCCAGCCCGGATCGTCGTACCTGAAGATCTTGCCGTTCATCGCGCGATGCGCCGGCCGTGTCTTCGCGTCGAGGATGGCCACGTACTGCCAGTACGGCCGCTCCTCGGCCTCCTCGATCATGTCTGCGTAGCGCCCGGCCATGTAGGCGCTCTGCATGTTGGTCTGAAAGATGGTTTTAAGGCGCGTGGGTGTCAGGCCCTTGGCGATGACACCCTCGGCGTCGACGCGGCCAGCGGCCTGCAGCTCGGCCGTGGTGCCCGAGCGCCCCCACCAGCCCTTGCGCTGCAGTTCGGGCACCAGACCGTCTTTCCACTGCTGCAGCGTCTGGCCGTTCTTGAGCGCCTTGGCCAGCGAGTCCTGCATATCCTGGAGCACATCCAGCTTCGCCACGTTCGCGGCGGTGAAGCCGCGCGCGTGCTGCCCGTCGAGCCACTCGGTCCACGGCCCGGTCACCTGGGCCTGCTTGGCCTGTAGGTGTGCGATCGCCTTCTCGGGAGGCAGGCCGATGGCGAAGCTGGCATCCGCCGCGGAGATCGTCAATCGCGAACTCCCAGCTTGCGCTCCACCACCCGGCGCGCCAGATCCGTGTTGTGGACCTTGCAGATGTGCGCGGCAATTTCGGCGGCGCTCTCCTTGTCGCGATCGTTGTCACTGAGCGGCGACAGCAGGTCAACCACGAACTCTCCGCCATGCGGATCCTCGCATCCAGCGTTGATCCAGGTGCCGTCGCCCCAAGGGGCACCCACCGGAAACCAGGGCTGGTCGATCACCTTGGGCTTCATTGCGCCGCTCCTTGCACCGAATCACGGCCGACCAGGTCGGCCACGAAGAATGCCTGCGTCATCAGCTCCTGCAGGTCCGTGGCATCCATCTCGGGCCATGCAGCCTCCAGCGCCTGGCGCACCCC